GTCGCAGTTTATTTCACACATTTACTTGGACTACGACTGACGATGCTTTTACAGTGCCCATATTTCGATGTGGTGTTACTCCGACTTTATTGTCACTTCATTCTGATAGTGGAAGGTCATGGCGTATGCCTACTGCCTTATGCTTCGCCGCGAGACCATTTAATTGGTGGCGTGGCGAAATAAAGTTTACATTTCGCATTGTTGTATCCAAGTTTCATCGTGGTAAGATTGTATTAGGATATGAACCAAATATGTATCAAGCACAGTTGGTTGATTCTGTTTTGAATACGAATAAACAATTCCTTCGAGTAATTGATCTTCAAGAAACTCAAGAAATCGAAATCGTAGTAAAATGGAATTCCAATCAAGCATGGTTACTTATTGATGGTGTCGATACCGACGTTTTTATTAATTTCGGCGATGTTGACGCACCAAATTTGGCTCGTTTCTGCAATGGATATATATTTTTCACTCCAATGACTAAATTACAAGCACCTATAGACTCTCCAGCCTATATTAACTGCTACGTCAGCTCGGATGACATGCTTTATAATGAAGTAGGTCCTCCTAACGGGCTTCCGGTCTTCAACTATCCATTAGGCGAAGAACTCAAGGCCGAGTCAGACGAAAATTATGAGTTTAAGACTGATATTATTAATCCTATAAATACTTCCAATGCCACAGTCTGTCATGAATTCTTTGGTGAAGCGCCTTATTCATTTAGAGCACTTCTCCATCGATTTCAACGGACCGGACAAGCTGGTGTAGTCGTACCACTTGATACAAATTCTGAACTTATGAGTTTGGTTGCTACTGGGTCGGTTTATCCGCCACCAGCATCATATAGTGATACGTTATACCAGTATTTACGACGGGCATATATTGGCCTCCGTGGAGGTGTAAAGAAACGTATATCAATAGATGGCTTGCGCGACAACACTGCTAGTGTTGTAGGCGTTTCAACTGCTGTTCCTGATAATACACCATTAACTGCAATGTCGCTTACCTATAATCCTTTTTACATAGATTCTTCTTTGTCTGTAGGTTTACATGGTACAGTGATGTATGTGACACACACGAATGGTGGTATTGAATTTGAACTGCCTTTTTATTGTCAGAACAAATTCCTGTATGCTATGGATGACATAGTTTATACTACTAGTGATACATTTCAACCTGAAGTGTTTCAGAATAAGTATGCTATTGATGTAGTAGCTACATTACTACCAACTAACCTTGGTACTACTCCAGCTTTGTTTGGAGGAAATACCATCGTTTTTCGTGAGTACACGGCCTTTGCTGATGACTTTTCTTTACTAGGCTTCATGGCAGGTGTGCCATATTACCCGTAGAAATACCAGTATAGTTTTGCTGATTTATTAAAACAGCCCATAGGGATAAGACTTTGGAATTAGATGTACCTTTAATAGGGAACTAATTTTCATTGCTCTATGCGAGAGGAAGGAGACCG